CAAAACAAAAAAGGGCAAGTGAACAGAAGCCCACTTACCCATGCGAAATTAGTTATTAACCTATTTCTTTTCTAGCTGCACCATTATAGTCCGCGCATTGTAAGCCTCTTCTAGTAAGCATTGTTTTCACGCCTCTTACTGTTTTGCCGATTTCATCAGCAATTTCTTCAACAGTCATGCCGTCAATATCGACACCTGCTAAAGGATCAGCTTTGCTTGAACCTTTGGTTTCTTTTTGCTTTGGAATAGCATTGATTTCACCAGCTCTAAGTAGTGATAATGCTTTACCTCTGATTGAGTTAACGCTTCTGCCCATAGCTTCTGCGATGTCCTCAATAAAAGCTCCATCGTTTACTAGAGAAACGAATTGGCTTTCCTCATCTTCGCTGTAAGTTTTTACAGTTTCAACTTTAGGAGCAGGTTTAACATGCTCTGTTAGTTGCATAGATAAGATTTTACCTTGAATTGATTTAGCAGAAAAATGTCCGCCTTCAAAGTTTTCAGCAATCTCTGCGTATGTGTAAACACCTGAGTTATCAGTTACAAAGTTGCTTAAAGTAGCTTCTTGCTCGTCTGAAAAAGACTTAGAAGCATTTGCTGATGCTAATTCAACATCATATCCCATTTTTCTCAATTTAGAACTTACACTTCTAACTGAAGTTTCTAGTTCGTCAGCTGCGTTAGCAACAGTATCTTGAGAGATAGGGCTTTCAGAACCTACAAAGTCTACAAGAGCTTGGGTTCTTTCGTCTGTCCATTTTGGTAATGCCATAATGTTTATTCTCCTAAAAATAAATTTAAATTGGTTATTATTTGAACACCTCGGTCACGAGCTGTTTGTGTTTTCGCTGATTCAATTCCGCTTTCATTTACTAAATAATTACAGTCTTTAGTCAGCGATGATTTAACTACATATCCATATTGATTAAGTACTTTTTCTGCGTGTGCTTTGGTGGAATAACTTTTCAGTTTACCACTGATACAAACAACTCCATTGACCTCTTTTTTCTTACTAATTTTATTTTCCCATTTGAAAGGTAATGTTGTCTTGTAATCACTAGGGTAGTATTCAGTCTCTAACCATTTAAGTAAGTTAGCTGTCGCTTTTGGACCGATACCTGCTTCAGTACAACTTTTCTCGCTAATATCTTCAATGTGAGATATCGTATTGCATAATTTTTGAGAAGCCGACCGACCAATAAGGGGTATGCTGAAAGCTGGTATCAAATCGACCAACTTAGAACTCTTTGACTTTTGTATCTCATCATAGAGTTTCACAGCCATTTTCTCACTACCTAGTCTATCCTGTATATCACTTACAGACAGTTCATATATTTCGCAATAATCTTGAACTTGTAGTTTGTTTATAGTTGCAGGGCCGAAGCCCTTTATCTTAAGAGTTGAAACAAAAGATTCAACTTTCTTATCCCACTGTGCAGGGCACTGACTGTTTCTACAAAACAGTTGGTCGTTTATTATGTCCAACTTGGTTTCACAAGCTGGGCAAACGACTGGTGGAATAATTGCTATCAAATCTGTTTCTCTCTCTAAAATATATAATATATTATATATAAATTTTGGGCTTGTGTCAAGAACTATTTTTTGATTGCCACCTAAAAGAAGAGATTAAAATTTTAATCATCCTCGTAGATGTGAGTATCTTCTTCATACGACCAACGATTCATAAGATAGAACCATAGAGCTCGTACTTTATTTACTAAAGAGTTTATCCAGTTCATACTTGTATATATCTCCTATTATTCTGTTTGCCATTAACTTATGTCCTTCCTCTAGTGGATGGTCTCTCGGTCCGAATGGCACCTTTGCTTTCTTGCACATATCATAGAAAGGTTCTTCTTTCAAGCACGGAAGCTCTCTTACATAATCTTCTTTCTTCATGTGCGGAACTTCCCATACTATGTTTGCTCCTTCTAGTCTATCTTCATCAAGATAGTCTAGCATATTTGTTAATTGTCCACTAGACATTGTATAGAATAAATAAGGTATACCTTTTGATTCTAAAAAATATTTTGTAGACATCATATAGTGTAAAGTATAAATCAAATTCATTTTTGGATTTCTTACTTCCTTTGCATATCCATTTAATCCTTGCCATTGTTTTAGCGATAAGTCTGGATGGAAATGCACTTCACTATCGTCTGTTAATTTGAGAGTTGCTTTATTAAATCTATGTGAAACCCAGACTGCACTTCTCCAAATATTAGTTGATAAATTAAGAAACTCAAATCGATTCGGACCTGACCACAATATTACTACTAATGGTACTGGACTTCTTGTCATGTCATCCATGGTGGTTCTCCATATTCTATCATTACTACCACCAACTTTTGAGTTTCTCCAAGTCTCCTGTTTAAAGTGACTGCCGACTAAAAACGGAAATTGGTCTTGCTGTTGCTCAACTTCCATTCCCTGTACAAAACTACACCCATTCCAATATATCATAATACTTTTACCCCGTACTTTTTCATAAAATCTTCCGCATCTTCCCAAGTATTTACCATTGGTTGTCCTTTTATATTTAAACTTGTATTTAATAGCATAGGGCAGTTTGTTACATCATACCAACATTCTAAAATTTTTCTCATGTTGCTACCATCGTCTTTTACAACCTGTACTCTACTAGTTCCATCTACATGAGTTACACTTTTGTAATCATGCTTTGCTTTACATACAAACTGCATAAACTCATTCTTTTCACCTTCAAAGTAAGAATCAAAATGTTCTTCTAGTATTGCAGGTGCAAAAGGTCTAAACTTTTGCCTTCTCTTAATACTATTTACATAATTTTTTACATCTTTACGGGGGTCAGCAAGTAAAGAACGATTACCTAATGCTCTTGGACCGAATTCTGCTGCTCCATTAGCAACGCCCACTACTTTTTTATCTAGTAGTTCTTTTACTACTTCATTTATATTTAATTTTCTTTGTATATTATATCCCCAAAAGGTGTGAGGGTAATCTAATCTCTTTTTAGTTTTAGCAAGTATACAACCTAATGCTGAACCTGAATCTCCAGGATTAGGAAATATCCAAAACTTATCAAACATAGGTGCTAGTTTTGAATTTGCTACACAATTAAGTGCAACTCCACCAGCGTATGCAACTTGATTTCGATACTTACGAGCTTCTAAAAATATTTTTTCTAGTTCGTGTTCTAGATGAAGTTGTGCACTTGCTGCTATATCCTCTGGTTTATTCCAAAACCATTTCTTTAAAGGTATTCCTGTATGTAAATACTCTTCAAATATATCTTCCATATTTATAGAAGGCTCTCCGAACGCTGCCATACCCATTGTAATGTATTCATCTTCATTAGGCTTTAGTCCTACACGCTTAGTTATAGCACTATAAAATAATCCTAGTGACCATGGATATTGCTTACTCCAAACTTTTTCATGATTAACCCAAATACTGGCAGTATCATACTCTCCTATTGCATCAATTACTACTGTAACATCAGGAACAAAGGGAGCAGTATAGTAAGCTGCTGCCATATGACTTTCATGGTGTAATACACATTCCACATCTTCAAAGTACTCTACTTCTCTTTGACCATAAGTTTGTCTTCTTTGATTTTTTAATCTCCAATCTTCATAAAAGATATGTCTGTCTGCAGGAATCTCTCTTAATTCTTCACATAAGAATCTATCATTCTTTTTTCTACTAAATCTTTCTGATGATGAAGCAAATAGTAATTTATCTTCATTCATAACAGCAACTGCTGCGTCATGAAAATTTTCACTTATACCTTTTATTACCATATTATTCGTATATTTCATGTTTCTTCGGAAATGATTCTAGTATCTTTGATTCCATACTAAAACATTCCGTGTGTCCTCCAAACTTGTGAGCAGTTTTATGTCTATCTTTCTGATACATCTTGTGTAGTTTCTGCTCGAATCTCCAGCAGTCGTAAAGATTTCCCTGCCACAACCTCTGTATTCTGATGTCGTAGTTTGTAAAACCTCTGCCTCTTTTGACTGCGTCTTTGAATGTTCTTCCTTTTGCGATGCCGACTTTTATAGTTTCTCGTTCCCATGTTAGTTGATTAACTAATACTATACCATATAGTATACCGTCTACCTCTTTTTCTTCTGGGTAGTTTTTAAAATAAGTTTCGTTGTATATACCGCCTGCCACTAAACTGTTCCCAGTTTTGTTAGCAGTCCTGTTAATAGTATAAAACAAGCGATAGCATTAAGCATAATTAATGCTCTATCCTTCCAAGCAAATGCTACGAATAACCAACCTAAGCACCCAAGAAACGAAAGTAGTGTATCAAGAGTATTTGATATGTCGGCTGACCTAACAACCATAGCTGTAAGAAGGACAACACTACTAACCCACTTAACATACCAGTCAACAGTTTGTTTTGGTGTAGCACTTTTAAATATTCTTTTACTGTTTTCAATTTCTTCCTTACTATATTTCATATTTTCCTTCCTGTACTTTGTATAAAGACTTTTTAGCTACATGCTTTGCATACTTCCATTCTAAACATTTGGTACAAACACCACAGGGTTTATTATCTATAAAATCACCACTACAAGTCCACACCATATCTAGTATTTTTGGATTGTCTTTCATGAGCAGACTTACCATTTCTGATTTAGTCATCCACTCAAAAGGAAATAAACTTACTGGAGCCGTTATTAAATGTTTTGGATGTAGTCCATGTAAATCTAAACTTCTACTTCTACCTGCCATCATAGCTCTCAAAGGATATCTTAACTGAAGTCTTTGTCTAAAAGAATCATCAGCATTTGCACCCCAGATGTGCCACTTAAAATTTATATGTCTATTACCTTGTATCAGCATAGCAATAGCTGATTGTCCTTGTAATACAGAATAATTATTAATATCTGTTTTTTGTGGCAAACTTGATTTATCATCCACTACTAATGGGACTTTAAAATATTTTGCCTGTAATTTTGCAGCTTCAAGTTCTGCGTCTGCGAATCTTCCTTTCGCATTAGGATTATATAATGCTAGACATACTGGTTTATACCCTTTATTTATTGCATACCACAAAGCAGCAAGGCACTCAAAGCCTCCGCTTAAATTTACAATGGTATCTGTGTCTTCGGGGATTTTAACCATTTTAATCTTTTCCTATCTCTATCATCCATTCCTCTGTTGCACATACTACAGGTCTTACTATATCGCCTGTTTCCTTGCAGTAAATTGTCTTGTAATTCCTTAAATGCTTTGCTTTGCCATACATCTAGGATATTGTCTGTTTTTATGTTACCGAAAATTTCTGAGTTAGTCCAGTCATTGCAACACTTCTGAATTGTTCCATCCCAATGTACCCATATTTTTACGGATGGAAAGGTACAGGGTGTATCTATTTCGGAAGTATCAGTTGCGATTCGATTATAAATATCACTTCGATTACTAACTATGACTTCTGTTTGACCCCATTCCTCTGGTTTCATGTTCTGATTCCAATATCTATGTTTTGCACGAGGAATCAATTTTTTTCTTTCTTCCATTTTTTCTTCACTATCATAACTATTTATAATTAAATAATCAAACTCTTCAAAATAGTGTAGTCTTGTTTCTAGCTTATAGCCATTACTTATTATACGAGTTTTATACTTTCTATTTGGATGGTGTAGAAGTTTTACTAATAATCCAAAGTCAGGATGTAAACTATTCTCTCCTCTACCTGTAAAACATATTATGCCTGTATAATCATCTAAATCTTGTATAAACTTTCTAAATAACTCCCAAGGCATGTATTCTTTTTCATTAGGATACCCTGCACTTCTTGGACAGTAATTACAAGTTTTATTACATAGACCTGTTACATCTATGTTAATGAGGCCTGGCTGTTTCATACTCCCACCCTGGTGCTTCTTCATCCATGACAAATACCCAGTTCTTTCTACCTGCTGGGTCAATATTTGTTCCTATTTCTCTACAACCTAAGTCTAAAAAGACTTGTCTACCTGGTTCGTAAGTAATTTCTAACATCCTTCGTGGTGTACCTAATTGTTTTATAAGAAAGTCTCCTCCAGTATTAAAATCATGTATGGACATACCACCTTTGTAGGCATCCTCACATGCTTGCCGTCTAGCAGCTGGGTATTGATATTCTCTACCATCATCTCCTGTAAAGGTTTTATTTAAACACCATGAGATAGTGCCAATCATATTTTGTGGCTCTAATCCTAATACTGTATCATAGTTCATCATCCAATAACTATTTTTATCATAGTGTGCCTCTAAGTCTTGGTAGCAGACTTGATTTCGTACTATAAAACCTTGTATTCGTAACTGTATAATTCTATACAATTCATTTGTAGTCAATTCATCATAATGTTTTACTACTGTTAATATTGACATATTTCCTCTATAATCTCCCAACATCTTTCCTCTGGTGTTACAAAGTCTGCAATCGGACACAGAGGACTTTTATTAATATCATAAACTGCCATACCTGGAGTTTCTTTTTCTCGTTTTCGTACTAGCTTTGTTATTGAAGGCTCTTCTACCCATACTTTGTGCATATCTCTTGCATCCATATAGTATGATTCTCCTTCATTTATTTCATCAGTTTCAAACTCAAATATTCCTACTTCATCTCTTATAACTGGAAAGTCTGGACTTTCTCCTTTCTTTAGATAAGTAATGCAATCTATTGTTCTCAAAACTTTATCTCCAATTACTACTAGTCCTCTTTTATTAAAGAGTTTGCCTTTCATAACTGTACTCTCAAAGCTAGTTCTATGATTGTGGTATTCATCTACTACTACTGGAGTTAGAGTAGGATGGTAAAAATTCCATCTTTCTTTTGGTGTTTTATTTAACCAAATAAAACCAAGTCCATTCATTTGTGGTTTATTGCCCCACTTCCTGAATGTATCTATCATACTCGTTTGACTATTCTTGGAATTATCTCTCCACTTCGTATAACTTCTACCATACACCCGATTTCTAATCCAAGTGCTTCTATATAACCCATATTATGTAGTGTTGCTCTACTTACTGTAGCTTCTCCTATAACACAAGGCTCTAGGATTGCAACTGGAGAAACTGCACCAGACTTGCCGACATTCCATTCAACATCTAACAATTTAGTAACAACTCCTGCCTGCCTTTTCTTTAGAGCATATGCTCCTCTTGGATGGTGTGATGTGTAGCCTAACGATTCAAATTTACTGTTAGAGTCGACCCTTACAACTTTACCATCGTTGGGGAACATCGAGTAATCACTAAGTGTGATTGACTCAATGCCGCTGTCGGAGACACGCGTCATGTCTGCCACCCAGCTATCCGTTATGCACGGCTGTATACCGTAAGCTATAAAATCTAACTCACGGGATTTAAATTCTTCTACATCTTTTAGATTAAGTGCGCCAGACGCATAGTTTCTGGCATTGGGAATAGACTTGGGAGCTACAACCTCTCCTGTGATTTGGACTAGTCCTTCGATACGAATGTATCTAGGCACAAGAAAGCGCATCTTATCTGTGATGTCTAGTCCTTGTTTACCATCGCCTCTAGTAAGTGCTTGATGTAACTCTCCGTCTATATAAGTTAAAGATACTGCAGCACCATCTAATTTAGTTGTCATTATATTTGTATCGGTACTTGCCCAATCTGGTTCTTTGTCCTCTCCCACAAATACTTTCTGCAAAGAATACATTTGATACGGATGTTTGTATCTTTGCTCGCCAACTTCAATATGCCCAACTTCATTTTCCAACTCGGTATTTTCTACGAGTCGGTCATATACTTCGTCTGGGATTAATGGGTTGCCTTCGGCATATGCTTGATTGCATAGGCGAAGATATGCTTCTAGTTCTTTATTCATACATATATTATATACGATTTTTAACTTGTTGTCAAGAATTATTTTTGATAGATGTTGTCGAGGGTCTCTTTGAAATAAGTTGACAGAACATCTTTTACTTCTGATATAGATAAGATTTCTACTAAGGAATCGAACAGTGCACGAGTATTATCAAAGTCCATGCGAATAGCTATACCATCTCTAGTTGGTTTCCATTCTTCGTCAAAGTCTTGATAGTATTTTCTTATGTGTAAATACTCCTCTCCTCGAAAGGTATTTATCATAACAAATATTTTCTCGTGCTTTTCTGCGTTATAATTTATTTCTTTTTCGTAAACTGGGGGTGCGCTATGTAATTCTATCATTCTTCAGTATTTTTGCTAAAGGCACGATAGAAGTTACATTACTTGGTTGTAATAGTCTAAAAGAATCAGTATCCCAACAAAATAATAGTACTTGACTATTATTCGGTCTTGCTCTATTTTTCTTTGACTGTATATACTTGTTATCGAAATCCATAGTGCAGACATTATATTTCAGTCTACGACTATTTTGACTTCTGTATGTGATGATAGCATCACCTGCATCGTTTACTATTTTAGTAAAGTCGTCTTTCTTCATCCGTATCCTTGTGGGTGGTTAATATCTATTAGCGTCCCATCAATGGTTAGGTTGTTGTAAGCTCCTTTTTAAAGATGCAAAAAAGTGGAGAGTAGTTGCCCACTCCCCACACTCAGGGGTAGTTAATCGTTAAGTTTGTTTAACAAGTTAGCGAAATACATAGCAGCTTTCCCTGTAAGTCTGCCTATGATAGCGCTGTCAGGGTCTTCTCCCATGTCGCTAATCGCTTTAGTTAGTTCCTCTTGGGCTGCAGCAACATTAACTCTGCCACCGCCTGTTGAACCTCCACTAGATTTAACAGCAGGTGTTTTTCTGACATATACACCAGCTTTTGTCAATATCATGCGAACTCCGTTTGGGCTCTCGCCTAACTCTTCTGCAATCTGCTTGACTATCTCCATACTGTTTTCTGGAGTTGGTTCTTCTGCAGTATACATCTCTACTGCTTGAGCCTTTGCTTCATCCGTCCAAGGCATTTTTCTTCTCCTTTTAATTTGTTTGTAAAACTCAGGTAGACCTGGAGCCCAACCTGTAGCTTCACGCATTTGCATATAAAATCTATCACTCATATTGATATCTTTCCATTAATATAAATATATTATACAAGATGTTTAAGCATGAGTCAAGAACTATTTTTTAGAAGCTATAACCATAGGTTGTTATATCATCTTTATATAGTACGGCAACATGAGTTTTACTCTTTATTGTATACCACCGTCTCCAGTCTTCTACAATTTTAACATCTTCTAAGATTGATGTATCTTTTGGATGTAGGTCTAACTCTTTTAACTCTTGTTGCCAGTCACTATAATTTACAATGTAATCACAGTCTTTATAAAGTTCTACCTGTGGGGGTGGAGTAAATTTAGTAACCCAATTATCGAATCCTATATAATTAAAAGAATAGAAGTATTCTGTTACTACTCTTTCGTATGGATTTCTTACTACTCCTATACTTTTATCATCGCAGGTTAGAAATAAAGTTTGACTCATTCTTTAACTCCCTTGCTAATTCTTTTGCGTTATCCACACGATATGGCAAAGTATTTTTATTGAATCTGTCTATCCTTTCTACTGCGTCTATCAATGCTATTAGTTTTTTTGTGCACTCTTGTATTTGATGCTCACTCATACCAATTCCTCTAATGCCTCTAGTTTATCTTTAGCTTCTGCTAATTTACCCATCCATTTATCAAACTCTGGTAATAGTTCGGAATGTTCTCCGATACCTACTGAGTTCTTGAAGTATGTACTTAACACTGCTTCTGCTTCTGCAATTTCAGCTAAGTACTTTAATTTTAGTGCTTCAAAGTAAGAATTACCTCTATACATCTTTTTCTCCCATAACTGAGGGTATAAACCCTAACATAAATTGTTCTCTTTGGTTATCATCTAGAATAACTCTGATTAAAAATGGTAATAAAACTGTGGTTAACAATAACCATATTATTGCGCACAACCAATTCCACTTTACTACTAAGTTATTAGGTTCTAGATTTTTTACTATTTTTATTGAGGGTAGATATACTTTCCAAAATAATATACCTACTCCCGCTGTCCAAAATGCCAGCACCATCATAAGTGCATCCATCGGTCTTTTTCCTTTTAACTTGACTAGTCAAGATATTCTTGAATATGTCTTAGACTTCCTAAGTCATAAGCTAAAGCACTACCGTAGAATCCAGCTCTATCGCCATTCATCCATGGAAAGAATGTATTGCTTAAATCACAAGGGTCTAATACCCACAGCTTATAGCACTTACATCCATACTTAGCTTCGTAGTCTATATTTTTGTGTTCTTCAAGTATTTCTGCCATTTTGTTTCTTTTTGCAAACCATACTCTTTCCCCAATCTCAAAACTTTCTCTAACACACTGCTCAGGAATCATTGCATTTCTCATTCCTTCATAGTCGCTGTCTGCTAACTTCTGGGGTATTCCAAGTCTTTCAATGATGGCTTTTACAAAAGCTGGAGACCTATATAAATCTCCTGCTATTTCTGATACATTAGCACCATCAATGTAAGACCTAACTACTGCTTTTATCTCGTCTGGAGTTGCAGCCTTGCCTTTGTTTTGTGCTTTTCTTCTAGCACGAAACTCGACCATTTCTTTATGTTCGTCAATAATTTTTTGTAGCCTAGTTGTATTATAGGCAATATTTAATATAGCACAAGCCTCTTTCTTGGTAATAGGCTTACCTTCTTTAGGTTCTAGTAAACTAATTACCTTGGTTATATTTGCTTGTGTAAGATTTTCGTGTTTCTTTATTCTCAATTTCTACCCCTAGTAAAATAATTCCATAGTGAAGAATCTTTAATAAGTCATCAAGATTCTTTCCATCTTTCTTTCCATAGCGTTGAGCATACTTTATGATATTTCCTAAGACAAACCCTTCGCCATGACCAGCATCGAATATAAACTCGGTTGACTGGATTTTATTCATACTATAATGTTTTCCATAGGTTGACCCTATGTATTCATCAAGTAATTGAATTGCTTCTTTTTCGTTAAATTTGTTATCCACTAACTTCTCTCAGTCGTAAAAAAGCAGACTTGTACAAGTCTACCTGATTTTTTATCGTGCCCCCAACCTGCATTGAAAGGAGCATGCCAATATTTTGCTGGGTATATAACTAATCGGTTATATACATTTCCAACATAAGTATGCATTTCAAACTGTTTGGAATTATCTTGTTTCCAAAATCCTTTGAAAGATTCCATACTTATTTTTAAATTATCTGTTTTGTACACAGTTTTTGATTTTGTATCTCTAAATAGACCTGTACCATGTGTTACAGGCGCATTTGGAGTAAGATAAATAACTGATGCCCATGCTTCCCCGTCTATTTCATTAGTTATCTTTTCGGTGTAATTAGAGAAATCATGATGTACCCAATTAGTATAATTTTTTGTCTCCAAACCAAGCGTGAACGCAGTATTGCTATTCTTCTTGGGAAACCAAACAGCTTTTCTGTTTAGTATATGTTGTAATCTATTCTTTAAATAAACGAAGTTCTCATTAGAAAAAGAACCTATAGTTCTTTGACCTGGGAACATAATCTTTTTACCTTTCCGTCCTGGGTAGAAAAACTCTTCAAGAGCTTTCTCCCTTATCTCCTCGGGATTAGGATAAAAGTCGTCCTGAATTACAATCATTTCTGTAATTCATCAAGTACATCTAATCCGCCCTCAATCTTTGCGAGGTATTCTCTTTTGTCTGCTAGTTGTTTCTCTAGCAATCCCACTTCAGCACTTACTTTTTCGTGCTGAATTTTTAAGTTATTACGAAGCATATCACTGTGAGACATAGTCTCAACTGGTTCTTTTGTTATTCCTAATAACTTATCAAGAGGTATGTCGTTTGCCATGTTTTCTTACTCCTGTGCCTAAATGAGTTTCTGTTCCATTAGACTTTCTTAAAATTAATTGTCTACGATGGTTAAGATACTCCATTCTTGATTTCAAATAATTTTCTAGTGCCGTACTTTGTAAATTACTTGGCACAAAAAATGTGTACTTCCCTGATTCTATTTTTTTCATTTTGCTGTTATTCTTTTGTCATACCATGCAAGACCTTCATCCCACCAATCGGGAGTGTCTCGGTGTGACCACTTGGCAAATGTTGCTTTGTCAGTATGGTAGTATAAACGATAACTACCGACTACATCATCTTCGTCTTTCAACTCATCTGGCATAGCCATACCAAAGGGTGTTTGCCCCAAACGAGGCATATTCTTTGGCTCAGGCAGTTTATTTATTACTTCCATAACTGACTTATGCAACTTACCATAACGATAGTAATACTCATCATTAAGTGCGTTTGCATAGCAATGCACCCATTCAAAGTTATCGAGGCTAGACCTTGTCCATATAGTGCAAGGATGATTATACATCATTGGTAAGTATGGAGTAAGAGGTCTGTCCTCTAGTGGCAAGTGTTTAATCTTTGCCTTTTCTTCATTAAGAACTTTACTTTCTTCTTTGTTCAATGCACGAGGCACAAAACCAAGAACTTCATCTACCCATACTGCAGTACACAAGAGTTGTGCTGCCTCGAGAGGCATCTTTACTATGTGTTTATCCACATGGTATTGTGCAGATTTATCAAAGTCTTCGTCTAAGTAAAATAAATTCATGATATCCAACACTTGTATTTAGGACATTCTCCAGTATATCTATCTACTGGTGTACAACAAATCTCGCACTCTCCTTCATACCATTTTTCAAATATTCTTTTTTCAGAGTGCCACATATTGAAAGAGCGTACAGCTGGTAGCTCTACTTCTTCAACCCAATAGTTGCCAACTCTTTTTCTATTATACTTAGTTTTGTCGCTATGAGTAGCAGGTCTGTGCAGACGATTGCCAAACTTTGCGACTGGATTTGTTCTCTTATTTTTCATATGTATATTATACTAAAATTTTTACTTGATGTCAAGAACTATTTTCCAAATGCCTTACCAGCTTCACTTATACCAAATGCTCCAAGTGTTACCACAACGAACGAAGTATAAATTGTATCACTGATTACAAGGTCTTGTCCCATAAATGCTGTGACCAAATCACAAATACCAAATACTGTCATTAAACCAAAAGAAATGAAACCTATGATAGATTTCTCGTTTATGTCATTATCATCAAGAAATAAATCTATAAACTTTCTTTTTGGAGGAGCTAGTTGGTCTCTTGCCTTCTTTGCTTCTTCCTTAAGTTCTGTGATAGTATCTTCAGCTTTGTCTAGTTTATCAACTAGACTCATATACTTGTCTAAGTCAATCTGAACTTCATTTCGACTATCAACTGTTTCTGCCATAGTAATCTCCTATGGTTTCCAGTCATACCATTCCCTTCTTCTATAAGGCTTCCCTGGAGTTGCCTCTTGAAAGTGAAACGAGATTGATATTCTTGGACTTAGAGTATCAACTCTATGATATTTTCCTTTCGGAATGTATAGTAAATCTCCGTCATCTAACTCTACTACTTCTTCAAGAGTAGCGTTTTTAATCCTATCATGACCAAGGTCTTTACTAAACTCTTTATAAATATACCAGCGTATTTTCCCTGATACATGAAATAAAAAATTGTCTGTTGAATCTGCGTGTATTGGAAAGCAGTGTGCGTCTTTACGCTTACTACAATATATGTTTGCCTGTCCTACGCCATAAACTTGCTCAAACTGTTGGCATTGTTTCCACATATTTCCATTCAAAAACTCACTTAATGTAAGTATGAAACTACACCCTTGATTCCAAAAATCTAATATCTGTTCTCTACTGTATTTTTCTTTTGACTTTTTCTTACACCATTTATTGCCATTTGGCAATACAATCTGTAGTTGAGGAGTTCTATCCCATTGTCCGACTTTTATCTGATTAAGATAGTTATCAAACTCATGCCAACTAAAATGGTGTTTAAATATATTATTTTTTGACTTTATTACAAAGTGTTTCTTATCTTTAAACTCATCAAAAAATCTTTCACGAGTTATTGGATTAATTAAGTTATCAAAGGGAATTGGCAATTTTTGCTAACCTCCACCACTCTCTCATTAAATCAGGTCTAGGATGAGTAGCCTTTGCATGAGGTGTGTACTTTGGATGCCATGGCTGATAACTTAATGAAGTTAAGTGTAGTTGCCAAATCATATCCAATTCTAAATGTTCTTTATCTTCCCATCTTGGATTTTCTTTACTCCATAAATCAAAACCTCTAGGTATTGCTGCTGGATTAGTTCCATCAAAAGAATTCCATCTAGCGTCTAGCATATGTACTAGATTTTGTGTCTTTTCTTTATGAGGACTTCCTAATTTTCTCATAACTTCCCACTTATAAGAATAGTTTTTATCCCATTTTATAACTTTATCTATTGGGTCTACAAATTCCTGTGCCTTCTCACAATCAATCAAAAGAACACTATCACACCAGAAACCCCTAGGGTTACCTGCTTTTGCTCCTTCTTTACCATTGTCTTGCAAAGCATCCCATACCATACCAAATGCTTTTCCTTCTAAATCTGTTTTATACAATGCAGCGATATCCCTAAAGTTTACCATATCCACATCAGTATACAAAGCTTTTCCTTTATATCCCATTAGATGTGGTACTGCATACCTATAACAAGTAAAAGGAGTTCCCCAAGTCCTTCTATTCCAACCTGGAAAGTCTTTTGGTCGTAAGAATACTATGTCAAGAGGCATACTTGCATTTTTAAATAGTGTATACAAATATACTTTCTGCGCTAAGTCATCATGATTATCACTTGTTCCTATAAATAATTTAACTGTATCTTGCATATAAAACCTCTTGTCCTTCTTCCATATGCAAAGCATGAGCATGTAAATTACCTATTACAAAAAATTCTCCTTCTTTTATAATATTAGGACTTATCTTTCTATTTTTCCAATTAAATAAGTTATAATCATGTATTGCCATAGTATATAAAAGTCTGTCTCTATTCTCACATACTAATAACTTTATATCTCCTTTCAATGCCCATATAATTGCAGAGTTTTTCTGTGGTATGTGTATACCTTTATCTGTCTGCTTAGCATATAAAATTTCTACAGGAGAACATTTCCACAGGTCTTGTCCTGACTTCTCAAAGAAGTTATGAAACTCCTTTTTATGGTCTAAGTATTCAGGAGTTGATGTATAATAATTCTCTTGCGAATCTTTTTTAAAAAATGCAAAAGAATCCATCCAAGGAAACATTTGTTCATGTTGCCATACTCCGTAATCGTGTAGACTATTAACTATATGTTTTATATTTTTAGTAAGCTGCACCTTTGCCCCTCATAAATCCCACTACTATATCTCTTTTACCCCACTCTAGTGGTTTACTTTCATGTTCGTGTATGCTAGTAAAAATAGTTAGACTTCCCTTTTTTCTCATTGTTGGGAAACTATGCCTAAAATTTTCTCTAACTTTCATTGTTTCTGGTAAGAAATTACTATCCATAAATACATCAGGAACAGTATAACTTTCTACTATCTCTAAGTCGCCACCACCATATTCTTCAGAGTGGCTCAGTTGTATACTTAAACTTATCTTTCTAACTGTAGGCGATGATATCGCTTCTAAACTAGGTCTATGGTCACGATGTGGACAGAAAAACATACCTTTCTTATCATATCTAACCATGTTTATCTCATGCCTTCGTCTTTCTTGGTATAAGTCAAACTTATAAGTTCTATCGTTATAAAGATTAACGGCTTTTATTAGTCTATCATAGAAAGGGAACTCTATATTACTTCTTTTCTTACAACTTCTTATCTTAGTATTATAACCAGACCATCTTGTTCCTGCAAGTTTCCATGGCATATTTCCATTTATTTCAAATAAACTATCACACTCTTCTTCAGTCATAAAGTCTGGAATGTGTCCTACTATATCATGTGTTTTATACTTACTCACTAATAATTTCATTATTAATTACTCCATCTTGTAGCGTGAGCTGATATGAATGTGCCCAATGCACATCCTCTGCTATAATACAACTTATCGTATCATATCCTAACTTTCTTGCTAGTGTTAATCTTTGGTTGCCTGTATAGGCGAGAAGTGGATAGGACTTTAACCAAGGAGTATGACTATTTACTCCTCTTACTGCCATCATCCAATTAGCGTATGTGTTTGGTATCACAATGATTGGGTCTAGTAATCCTTCCTCATTAAATGATTTTGCAAGAGATTTTTGAACTCTCTCGTGTTTTACTGCTCTGCAAATAAGGTTTATTGCAGCTTCCATAGGAACAAAGGTTTCATCCTTTAGTCCTGTTTCTGTCATTAAAAATGTCGTTACTTGACTATTATTCTTCGCTATCAGGCGCTGTGGCTCGTCCAATTTCCTCCTCTAGTTGTTCTATTCGTTTAATTAATTTAGGGTATGCTTCGAACTCATGTAGTTCTTTGCATGGATGAGAGTCTGATTCAAGTATATCGACTCTTTCTTCTAATTCTTCAAGCCATTCTTCATTTTCTTCAAATCGTGCTTGTGCTGGTTCGTTTTTATCAAACCAATGAGCATGCTTCTGCATCTCATTTTTCCACATTAACATTTTAAATAAATTTTTAAACACCTTGAATAATTTCTTTTGCTTTCTCCCATTCTGCTATATTTTTGCTTGGAATGGAAATTTCTAATATAAATCTAGGAGTGTGTAGTCCTGTATTTCTATCTGCTAACCACTGTTCTCCATCCATTGTTCCTGCTAATACTGTCCAGTTATTTCCTTGATGTTGGTCTGGTATTTGTTTACTCTTGCCATTTTCTACCCACATAGTATATCCTGAACTTCTATTATATATAAATCTAATAAATTTTCTACTTTTTAAATGACTATTGTTCCATGCTGTCCATCCCCATTTCTTAGGTTGAACAGAAAACTCACTTACATACCAATTTTCTGTATTGGTACTTTTATTCATTGCCCCTACAAAAGATAATACTGCATCTTTTATTACAAAATTAGGGTATCTCCCTGTATAGTCATTAGTATTTGTTCTGTCTACTGTTGGCGTTGTCATTGCCATTTTATCTCTTAATCTTTTAAAAGATACATCAGGTTGAGGTTTAGGATTATATAATGCTATTTGTTTAAATAAAAACATAGCACAATAGTGCAACTTCCCCTGCATTACACCATTATTTAGTGATATCTTCTCCATCTGTTGTTGTTACCTCACGATAGTAAATTACTACCTCTTTGAGTTCACGAATATATCGTTTTAACTCTTGTGTATTATATGCCATTAATTCATAATCTGGAACTGACATAGCAAAGAACACTACTTGTCCATGTTCTTTTTCTACTCTTGCTAAAAACTCCTCTAAGTTTTTATCACTAACCACATACCAATATGGTTCTTTTAAATCTATTTCTCGTGGTAGAACAGGTTGTGCTATCTGCCGTTCTATCGGCTTTGCACTAACCTCTAATGTCTGGGTTGGCAATAGGCTGCACGATGATACCATCATCAGCAGCGTCAATATCACGGCTGTCTTGTTCAATTCCATCAAATACCTCTTTTGTTGCTTTATTCACTCTTGGCTCTATTAGTCCAGGCTTTGCTGCAGCTAACTTAGTCAAGTTGTGTCTTTTAAATATATCTAAATAACGATTCATTTCTAACTCTATCTCGTTATTCTTGCTTTGTAAATTGTTTAATGCTGTTGTTTGTTTTGCAAAATCATTTTGCAAGGTGCTGATTGTTTCTTCTTGCATTTGTACTGCACCCTCTAGTTTAATATTGTTTGCTTTTAGTGTTTGGTTTTCATTCCACAGATACCAAGAGCCTAGTCCTAATACTAGAATGATTGCCATAAAAAATTGGTTCATAATTGCTTTATCCTATAGTTTAATCCTTCTGCTCCTCGGATTTCAACTACTTCTTTGTCCTCGGTGAGGAAACTAAGGTATTTATCTTGTTTTTTGTAAAATTTGCGAACTATATAAGTTGTATCGTCAGCGTCTCCCCATGTGTGATTATAACTAACACTTAACTTATATCTTGGCGAGAAATAATACTTTATTTTCAACCAAATTTCTTTCAAGTCCATTCCTTTCCCTCAAATAAGTTTGCCTCTGCTTCTCTACGGCGAATAAGTCCTTCTAAGACCTTACCACCAGCTTTGTTCCATCTTTTCATTTGTGCTGGAACTTCTTCGTAATTACCTGAGTTTAGCACTTTTAACATGGTAGAAGCGTTTAGGTTTCCATTACCTAAATTGAATGTCCAACTGACTAGAGCGTCAAATTGGTCTTGATTTAGTTCTACTTTGACAGCTTTGTGAACATATTCTTCATACTCTACTACTTCTCCTTCGAGTAATTCATCAGCATAGGACTGACTTATTTCCATACCTTCTTCTGCTGTTTTAATATGACCATATCCAATAGTCCATACTCCTGCTGGGCATTTATACGCTTTTAATTCGCACCCTTCAAAGTGTTTAATTAGTTCTAATCCATTTTTTGATATGTT